ACACCTCACTTTGTACTCGTATGAAATCTTCATATGTTTCACACTCATTAAATCTTTCATAACTTTTAATCAAGGCATCTTCCATCTCGTCCTTGACCTCTTGCCAATGCGGAGTGTTTAGCACACCTGCAAGTTTTCTTAAATGCTGGTTCTTTTCTTCTGGTGACTTGGCTATTCTCAAATATTTGTTTAACATCTATTGAGGCATTGTCGGTTGCGGAGGCACAGGTTGCTGTGGCTGTCCGTTACCGCTAAACAATTGTTGTATGACTGGGCCAAGCTGTTGAATAATTCCCTGTAAATCTATACCACCACCAGCAGGTGCTTGAGGCATGGAAGGCATAGAAGGCATAGCAGGCTGTGGCTGTCCTTGCCCCCCTTCTGGGGATGGCGGTTGGATCAACCCTGCTTGCATAGCCAACTGATCTATCTGTTCTTTCAATGCCATTAACAATTCTGGTTTAGCAGACGCTTTCCTTAATACCGCTTCATGCTCTGGTACTGAAATTTCATCAGCTAGTTTAGAACCAGACTTACGCATGAACTCTTTTATCAACGGTGATACATTCACATGTTCAGGGCCAGCCCTTAGTGCAAGCTCCAACTGTTGCTGTATCTCGTTTAACTGCATCAACCTGTTCGTATTAACAGAGTTGGCAGATATGTCTATATCATACTGACCCTGTATCTCCCTTGCAGTAACCTTACGCATGGAAGTTTCAGCCCCTTCAACTATTCTGAAATACATTTCATCGTCACCAAACTGCTGTAACAACTGAAGCGTTTGCAGTACCGCTTCGTTCAAACCAACAGCAACATTACGAAGCATCATTTCTAAACGCTGATTACCTTCATTAACTATTGCACTTACACCAGTAGCTGTCTTGTTTTGGATTGCCGTGGTATCGTTTCCGATAGCAAAGTCTGACACGCCAATACGATCCTGTATGAGTCTCCTGACCAATTCCTCTTCCCTGAAAGAAGAGAACTTAACATCTCCTGTCTGTAAGATTCCAATTTGGTTTGGGCCAGCAGGGAATCCCATCCCCGGTCCGGGTCGGTGTATTTCGGGGTCAACATCTGAGTTCGGATCGTACCAGAACATGACTGCATTGGTAATAGTACCGTTGTCGATCCGTTGATTGTGGATATCATTTAATTCCTGCTGTAGGTCGGTTATTATTTCGGGGACACCTTGCGATTCAAAACGACCGGGGACAGGAAACATCTTTATTTCTGCAAATGGTTTCTTGCCGTGCAGTAAATCTGTTTCCCTTGCTGATATTAAAACATTCTGTTTCGGGCTGAACGTAGCAACAATGTCTTCCATCCTTCCGTCATTGTCTATGTCATACTTCCCATGAAATTCTATTAATTCTATTTCTTCAAGCTTATCTTCAGCTTCCTGCCCTACATTTTGATAACCTTCTTCCAGTGTCTGAACATCTTTCAATAAGCTTTCACCATGAGAAGAAATAATCGTACCCTCATTACCACCACCCATAGGATTAACTAATTCAATATTGGTATAAACCCCTGCATCCTGTGCTTTTAAAAGTTCATCGTAATCACGCCTGAACCTGTGAGCTACATAAGGAGAAGACGCAATATCAATCGCCCTTGGATGATATACAAAATCCTCTATAGGAATGAATACCCAATCAGGATTATTATAAACAACCTCTTCCCTCTCAATACTTACAAACGGTTTCTTATCCCAATCATTGGCCTCCGCAATAAAAAGCATCTGGTCTAGGAACTCAAGAACAGGAGCAGTCGCATGACCTGACTGAACCCTGTCTTGGAATATAGCTACCTCTTCTTCTACCTGTTCACGATTCAGCTTCCTAGTATACTTGCGTACATCCTTACGCCAGACAATCTTCATTATGCCTCGACCATAAATGAAAGCTTCCCTGATCCAATCCTGTATTTTAGCGTAAACGCCTATACGCTTTGTTAGCACAAAGTCAAGCATATTCTCAACATCATGTGCTTTCTCATTGTCAGATATGGTATGGGGGGCATCGCTCCCCCCATTGGGTAAGGGTTGCTGCGGAGCAGATTCACTCACCCCCCTAGCCGTTACAAACGGCTGTGTCCCGAATATAGGGTTAATCATTCGACTAACCAAGGTATCAATAATGATACCTGTAATTGGAATATGAAGATTGGAGCAACCTTCCCAAGGAAAATTTTTGGGTTTTAGGATACCCTTGTATTGTTTGTACCAAGTCTCAAGACCCTGTTGCCAATCACTCCTAGAATCCACAGAGCTTTGGACAGACTCCTGCAAAAAATTCAACAAGTGGGCTACATCAACCCTCTTATCAATTGGCGGTATAAAGTCAGCTTCAGGCGGTCTTTTAATTTTGTCACCACTAGCAAGCTTGGCAGGAGAAGGGGACATCTGCTGAGATGTTTCCTTACGATCCTCCAATTCGCTTCGTGCTGGCGTTCCACCAGATATTTGATTTTCGCTTAGTTCTTTTGACATATTATTCCAAAAAAAAAGACTGACACGCATAGGCAATCAAGCCTTGCACATCAGCCGTCTAGTTATCAGGTAGGCTAAAATCTACAAATTTCTAGTGACTTCTTTTATCTCCACTTTCATAAGGTTCCCCTCAGAAAAGTGTATAGTGATACTTCCGTTGAAGTAAGCTTCCATTAAAGATTTTAACTTGTTGATTAGCTTATCAAAATTTATACTCATATGATAGTAAAAAGCACAGTTAATGGTGTTTGTCAAGTAAGATAAATCTGTTACTTGGTAAAAGACAGATTTCTAATAGATTTAATCATTGCTTTTGGAACTTTTATTCTTTCGCCTACTACTTTGCCCGGTGGTATATCTCCATGCATTACGAATACTAATGATGATTTGTCACGCTTCATATACCACCCCATGAACCTGACAGTCGGTGTGTCTTCAAGAAAGTCATCCGTGTCATCATCTGCCCAATCACTACGAATAAGAGTATCATCCCATTCCACATAATACATTCCACCCTTCTTTAGGTAAGGTATCTTCATGACATACTGAATGGGAAATTAGCCCCATGCTGGTTAAACTTCTTGCCATCTAACAGTAACTTCCAAAGTATATAAAAATATGGATCACCTTTTCTGTGGACAACCCTCTTGACTTTTATAATTATTTTTTTTTTCAATTGAACCTGTTGGTTACCTTAAGACAGTTAGAAATAAATTCTTTTGTGCTTAAGTCACCCTTCGCCCAATTAGCCCACTTCGTCAGCCATTGTAAATTGTTTAAATCTTTTTGTAATTCAGGATATTTACTGGAAGGTTTAATATGGTCAAGGCTCATGTTGACACCTGCCACCAAGGTATCACCAGTTAATGGGCATATATAGTTCTGCTTCTCGGCAATAGCCCTTAAATCCTGCCAGCATGTTACGCTTTTAAGCGTGTTAGAAGAAATCTTCTGATAAAAATGTACAACACATATTCGGCTACCTTCATTCGGAATACCACTACACCCGTAATTACGGCATACACCTTTTTCTTCCGCAATCTTTTTATACTTATGATACCGCTTGCTCTCGGCAATACGAGAACAGTCTTTGCAGATGTACTTCAGCCCATCCCGATTACCCCTGTCCTTATGGAAATTCTCTATCGGAACCAACTGTTTGCAGCTTCCGCAAAACTTCTCAATGTCTTCCTCAATCGAGACAGCTTCCATGCAAAGCACCAAAAGTAATACGTTACAGAAATACGATGTCTTATTCTGCTACAAATACTCATTCAAAATAAGGCATCTTGTACGCAATCTCTTGGATGCTTTCCGTGAGTTCACGCAGAGCGAACACAACCTCAACTAGAGTTTTTTGAGTCTCTTCTTGAGTTTGTAATATCTTCCTGTTCGTCTGTAGTAAATCAGATAATAACCTTACAACATATTCATTTTCTATAACCAGCTTTGATTCCATAACTCGGCTCTATGTCTATGCCAGACCAAGGTACTAATATACTGTCGATCATGGCGTGTAGTTCTTCTAACGAACCACTGTTCCTAATAGTCAGGTCTGGCTTAATGCCTTCCATCTCAGTCTCAGAAATATGACCGTTGCATTTGTAATCTGGCCTTTTAACTCTCCAGATTTTACCACCCCTGTTCTTTACCAGTTCAGCTTCGTTGAGATATCTTAAATCCTCTACTACAACATAAGTCAAGTCACAAACAGACCTCTTCCAAGAATCTAACCATATCTTGGAATAAACAGAGTCTCTGCCCCATTCAGTACCCAAGGTCTGCATTACTTCTCTAGGAGTCTTACCCCCAAACAACTCCTGTGGTTCCTCTTTAAGACTACCCTCTATCATGTCATCCGTGACACAGGGTATTTGCATGAGCATCCTTTTTAATGTACCACTAAATTTAGTTCTTGTAAATGGTATGGGTTGCTCACTTAAATACTTGGCAACAGTAGATTTACCAGAACCTGCTGCTCCTGTCAATGCTATCAGTTTAATCATTTATATAGCCACCAAAAAAAATAGAAATTAATAAAGCAAGTATAGCTGCTGACATTGTGGTTCCTCAAAAACAAAAACCAAAAACGTGGTTTAAGGTGGTGAGAATTTATCAGTAGTAGGAAATCTACCTTACAAAAAAAACAACAACATCCTAGTGCGAGGGTCAGGTCTTTAGACCCGAAGCACTCCCCCCGAAGGGGACGCTAACTCTTTTAGACAAACAAGTGCCACACATACGGGTTTATCTTTTTTAGCAATGGCTATCCCCCGAAGGATTCCATCTGCAAGCCTGTCGGGGATTGTCGGCACTTTCGCATCTACTCCGCAACAGGTTTAGCTTGGCTCATCACCAGTAGCTTAACTACTATATACCCCCTAACTCCTTGTGATTGGGTAGGGTAGCACTTTCGCCTCGCTCCATTCGTGCAAACGATAGGCTAGTGGTACTAACTTTAATGATAGAATAATAAATTGTCAATAGTTTTATAAAAAAAAGATTTCCCCCTGCGAACTCATTGTGAACTCTATGTGAACTCGCATACCCCACGCAAAACTCAATTCTGAAAAAATGCAAAAAATATCTCCCAGACAACCCAAACCTATAGAGCATACACGCACAGCGTGGGACTCCTACTTGGGGGGTAGGGGGGTTAATAAGCCCATTGAGACGTTGCAAAATAAGGCTTTAAAGCCCACTGTGACTGTTATGTGACGTAACAAGCCTGTTTACAACATCTTAGCGGATGTTTACATATCCTATTAGAAGGGCAATCACGTTCTTCTAGGTTTCAAGCAGTACAACATTCTATTGAGGTATTATCATGACTATTTTTAGACCTGTATTAAGTTTGATTAACAAGTTCTTTGAATCACAAGGTACTAAGGACACTGATGGTATTATGGTTAATGT